AAACACCAAGAACTATCGGTTCTTGTGCCATTTCTCCATCTGTAAAAAACCCAAACACCATTTCACCTTCTTTTGGTGCATATGGGTTTATATTATTTGTTGGTAAAGAAACTTGAGCCCAAGGAAGTGCATCGGTTGAAAGTTGCATCTTATTATCAGCATGCCAACCAACGCAACGAACTTTAACACGACCTAACTTTAATGGGTCTTGTCTGCTTTCAACAAAGCCAATCCACCAAACGAATTGACCTGCACCTGCAAAATCATTTTGTGCCATATTAATAATTCAATAGTTGTGTTAATTGTTCTGGATTGCTTACAGTCACATACTCATTGTTTGTAGTTGTGGAAGCAACCTCAATAATTGTTTCGTGTTTGTCGTATTTAATAATCTGTCTGGAAGCAACAATCATATACTTACCACTCACACTCACATCTTCATTATCTTCACCTTTTATTTTTCTACCAAAATTAGGTGCGTTAAGATTGATATTGAAACCTGATGTTAATTGAAAGTTGCCTGGCATCGCCAATTTAACTCTCTTATTCATTAAATGTGCCATGATGGCAGTTCTTTGAAACAACCAGTTTTCAATACTTTCTTCCTTTGAAAGAGAAGTCGGGTCGTTTTTCTTAATATAACTGCTCAATTGTTTTGCGGCATTAAAAGATGCCATAGAAATCTTTGATGCAAATGCTTCAACGCTTTTAACACCACCTCTGTTTTCAAATACAGACTGATTGGGTGTTTCACTACCATGTTCCATATTATAAAACATATCACCAAACCCAATGTTCTTTTTTGCAGTTGTTCGTGTAATTGGGTCAAAACCAATAAACTGTCCTGCATTAACACCAGACTTAATTTTCTCAAGCATATCAGTTTGTGATATAACTTCTAATCCACGAGCCGCACCAATTTCTTCAATTGCATTTACTTGTGTTTGATTTTTGAGTTCAAATCTAACATCAAGCAATTCTGGTTGTGTCAGTAGTTTAGAGAGAGAAACAAAGTTGTAACCAGTTATGTTTTGATAGAACAAATAATTTGGAGATTGTTTCGCATCCAAAGACCTTTTTGTTACCCATTCAATTGCTTCAATAGGTTTTAAATTAGGTATAACAATTTTTCGAATACCTGAAGTCGATTCAAAGAAACCACCAGACTGATTTTCAGGTATCTTTAAATAATCCGTAAGAATTTTTTCAACAACTTTTGAATATGTTCCTTCGTAAGACTGATTAATTCTTTGTTGATTGGAATAAATCATTTCATCGGAACAAAAATGCAATACAAAAAATTCACTATTCAGACCACTATTAATTCGGTCTGATTGTTTGTAGATTCTAAACGATTTTTTAAAATTGGCAATATCAGGGTCTTGTTCACTTTTAGAAATGTCGATAAGCAAAGTTTCAGAACCATCGAAAATTAAAGAACCGGAAAGACCAATTGCATCTCTTACCATAATATGCCCGCTCATTACAGGCATAAAAACAGAATCAAAGATATTGATTTCTTCGTAAATGGAAGAAATATCAATTGGTCCTGCTTTTGTCATCACCACAAGTTCATTAATTTTGAACTGTGTTGACTTTTTTACCGAAAAACTCATTGTTTAATAACTTTCTTAAATTCTTTTTCGACCGCAGATACAAACTCTGGTTTTAAAAGTTTAATACTTCTTTTATTTTCATTCAATTCGTTTTCATAATCATAATATGATTGTTTTTCTTTAGTGATGGCTTGTGTAATTGTAGAACTGTCTTGTAGGGTATAACTTGTGGTTGTAGGTGCCACATTAGCCCAAGTATTAGCATCAACTTCTAATTTTTCGATGATTGAAATGTTATCGAAATTTGTTCTTGTTACGACTTTGTAATATGCATGAACATTGGTTACATTCATTGCCCACGAAAGACCAGTAACACTTGTATTTGCGGTATCTGCATAATTGTTTGCAGAGTATTTTTTATCAACATATTCAATGAATGTAGAATATTGCAAAGGCCAATCATATTGTGGGTCGTAAATGTCATTAAACATTAAAACGATCCAATGTCTTTCAGGACTATCGTAAAATTTAGCCGCAACAATTTCAGGTGTGTCACCTTCTTGCAAATCGTATTTGTAAAATGCCGATGAGTTTTCTTTTAGTGATTGTTCAAAACCAAACCTTGCAGTAATGTTCGTAATCTCATCAAGGCCTGATGTTCTAGTATTTGAACTATAAAATGCTTTTGGAAAATAATTAAAATATTTTGCCATTATTTCCTCGCAGAACTTAAAGTAGCAGCAGTTGCCAAATCTTGTCTGAAGTCCTCTTTTGTCAAGTAAGTGGTTTCTTGGAATTGCATAGTCACTTGAACTGCAACAGGCATACCTGTTCTACCTAAAGATGGTTTGTTTTCACCAGGAACTTCATACGCAGAGAACCCATTTGGTGCGTAATTAATATCAATTGTGGTTAAAACACAAGTTGCAATTTGTGGAATGTTTGGGTTTTCTCCACCTGCATAATAAAACTTAATGTCGAATTCAGAAGGAGGAACTAAAAAGCCAGAAGATTCTGTTCCATTGGCTTTAAAAATTTCAGGTGCTTGATGAAAACGAAGTCTCTCTAAAATTCTCTGGACTTCTAAGGCTTCTCTTTCATCTCTTGGGTAAAATGTAAAATCAAATTGAAATGTTCTAAAGTTTGGAGACTTATAAATCATCTCCAACATTGGGTTAACTACACGACCTGTTCTGGCCAAAAATGCAGCTGCAGTTTGTTCACTATTTACAAGTTTACCTAAACCTTGACCAATAACTTGTGTTGCACCTTGAGTACCAGATTGTTGTAATGATTCACCTAGTTTTCTAACATCGCCTGTTTTTTTGTATTCTTCGTATGCTGACTGACCTGCGCCAAATGCCTGGCCTGCAATTTCACCACCTAAAGATAGTTGGTCGTATGTTTGTGAATAACTGTAATTCAAAGTATCTGGCATGTATAATGCAATTGCATCAGTTGTCAATACAGTTGTTCTTAAATTCTTATCTAATCCTTTTGTTGTAATTCTTTTAATGGAAGTATCGATTAATTTTTGCGATTCTTCCGCATTAGGCATAAAAGTGCCGCCTTTTTGTGCAAATAGATTATTAATACCACCTGTAATTCCCGAAGTTATTTTTCCAACAAAACCCGATACTGCGTTTACTGCACCATTTTTAACTGCATTGAGTGCTTTGTTTGGAATATCACCACCGGCTTTAATTGCATCAACAACACCTTTTGCACCGGCATTGGAAACATCAGTAGAAAATTTTTCACTACCAACAACTCTTGTGGGAATAGATGTGGTTTTTTGTTGACGAACATAAAAGACAACATAATGTCCTTTGTCATAATTACCAACATCAAGTGGATATCTTAATGTTGTTCTTTCAAATTCGCTTCCAACAAGTTTAGCTAAAGGTCCTCGTTTAGTTTGACCTTTGTCGAAAGAGATATCAGAGAATCCAAAAAGTGCCATATTTGTCCTGTAGGTTAGATAGATAATATTTATGTCATACAAAGGATGGTTTCGACCAAAAAACCCAAACAAATACAAAGGTAATGCGACCAACATTATCTACCGTTCCAATTGGGAACTAAGAGTAATGAAGTACCTAGACGATAACCCGGCAGTTATATGGTGGGCATCGGAAGAATTGCCGATACCTTATGTTTCGCCAGTTGATAACAGAGTGCATCGATATTTTCCAGATTTCATTGTCAGGACCAAACGGAAAGATGGCTCCGAGCAGACTTCGATAATAGAGGTGAAGCCGTATAAACAAACGATGATGCCAACGCAAAAACGCAAGACCCAACGATACCTGGCAGAAGTTGCCACCTATGCCGTAAATCAAGCAAAATGGAAAGCTGCCGATTTATTTTGCAAAGAACATGGATGGCATTTTCAGTTAGTCACCGAAAAAGAGTTGGGACTTTGAGATAAATAACCTAATGGCGACACTAATTGACAGAATTCAAGCATCATTGGCGAAAGAAGGACTTACGCCAAGGACAAATGCAGCCAGAGATTGGCTAAAAAAGAAAGTAAATGATTTGAGACCTTCACCAGCATCAATAATGAGGGACAAAGAAAGACTTCGTGATAAGTCATTTATTGGTCGCATGTATTTTTATTTGTATGATCCAAAGCACAAAGATACGCTGCCATACTACGACAGGTTCCCATTGGTTATTCCAATAGAACGCTACCCAGACGGTTTTTTAGGGTTGAACTTGCATTACATTCACCCAAAGCATCGTATCATCCTTTTGGACAAATTAAGTGAAGCGGCAAACAATTCTAAATTTGATGAAACAACTAGATTAAAAATTAGTTATCATTATTTACAGAGAGCATCAAAAATATTTGAGGCACAACCTTGCATTAAAAGATATCTGTTCAACCACATTGATTCTCGGTTCTTAGAAATTACAGCCGATGAGTGGGATATTGCCGCATTGTTGCCCGCAGAAAACTTTGTTGGTGCAAACACAAGTAAAGTTTACTACGATTCACGGAAAAAATTCTAATGTCATTTTCACCAAACTTATTCTTATCTAATGTAAGAGCAAAAGATGGTTTAGCTAAGCCTTCTCGTTTTGAAGTTATCTTGCCTATTCCACCTTATATCAATCAATTTGTAGGAAATTCAATTATTGAAAAGATTTTGAATTTTCCAAACTCTGTGTTTACAGATGTTTCAAATGCAATTGGTTCTGCATTTGGTCGAACTGGAGGAAGTGACGAACAATCTACAAGTGCCAATTCAGGTATGAGCCGTTATTTAGCACTTCAATGTGAAAGTGCGGAACTACCAGGCAAAACATTACAAACTGCTGATGTTAAAATTTATGGTCCTATTTTTAAAGTGCCATACAATGTGCAATATGCAGATACTACTTTGACATTTATATGCACAAACGAATTCTATGAAAGAAAACTGTTTGACCGTTGGATGGAAGCAATCATACCTTCTGACACAAACAATTTAAGATTTCCAAAAGGTGTCCAATCAAGGTATCTAACAAATATCAAAATCATTCAATACGATGATTTTATCAAACAAATTTATGCAGTAGAGTTGATGGATGCATTTCCAATTGGAATTGCACCGCAATCTTTGAGTTGGAGTGAAGATGGTTTTCATCGTCTTTCGATTCAGTTTGCCTATCAAAGATACAGACCAATCTATCAGGGAACTTACGACCTTGCAGCTGCTGCAACTGCGCTCTTTGGTTCTGGTCTGTCGAGAATTTTACCATTAGGTCGTGCTCTTTAATTAATCAAGCGAGGATATTATGTTACCAAAAATCGATGTACCAATTTATACTGTCAATTTGATTTCGACAGGCAAACCTGTTCGTTTTCGACCATTCTTGGTGAAAGAACAGAAACTATTTCTAATGGCTGCCGAATCGGAAGACCAAAAAGAAACTATTGAAGTTATTCGTCAAGTTTTAAAGAATTGTATTCTTGATGAAATTGACATTAACAATATTCCTACTTTTGACCTTGAGTTTCTTTTTATGAATCTCAGAGCAAGGTCTGTTGAAGAAGTAGTTGAACTCAAATACAAATGTAACAACACCGTAAAAGATGAAAAGGGTGAAGATAAAGTTTGTGGAACATCTGTTGATTTTAAATTAAATTTGTTAGAAATTCATCCTACAAAATCAGAAAGTCACACAAACAAAATTCAACTTAATGAAAATCTAGGTGTTTGTCTGAAATATCCAACTTTTGAAATGATTCAGAAGTATGAAACAATGGATGAAAAAGACATTATGATGACAATTCTTATTGACTGTATCGATTACATTTACGATAAAGATAGTGTCTATTATGCAAAAGATACAACCAGACAAGAGTTGGAAGAATTCGTGGACAGTTTACAACAATCGCATTTAGAAAAAATCAAAGTGTTCTTTGATACAATGCCCGAAGTTAAGAAAGATGTGCATTTCAAATGTCCAAAATGTGCATATGAAGAAGATATTGCGATTAGAGGACTACAAAGTTTTTTCGGTTAACATTTCGTTATGATACCTTGAGCAATTACTATCAGACAAACTTTGCTTTAATGCAGTACCACAAGTATAGTTTGACTGAACTTGAAAACATGTTGCCTTGGGAGAGAAACATCTACTTGGCATTATTGATTAAACACCTTGAAGAAGAAAAACAAAGAATAGAATTACAGAAACAAACGAGAAAAAGATAAATGGCCTTAAAAGATTACTTTAGTAAAACTAAAAAAACAAAAGACGAAAGTGATTTGAGAGAAAAAACTATTCGAAGTTTTTTTGGTGGGAAAGATATTTTTTCCACATTTGTTCGTTCTAAAGTTTCTAAAAAAGATTCTTCTACAAAATCTTCTAAAGAAAGCCAAGGTGAATCAGCATCAATAAACCAAGATAGTTTAGGATTTCTTAAAATTATCGCTCAAAATTCCATTTCATTACCTGGAATGGCGAGAGATGTGAATGTGCTTCGTCAGAATGTTGTTAAGTTGGTAAAGTTGAAAGCAAAAGAAACTTCAACAAAAGCCGACAAATTCTTTAAGACAGAAGAACAAAGAGAAGCAGAATTAGAAGCTACTAGAAAAAAACAAGAAGCAAAAGCGGTTGCAGTTGACAAAGATGGTAAACCTAAAACCGCAATGAAGGCGGCCGCAGGTGATGAGGGTGGTGGCATTTTAAGTGCCATTTGGGGTGCAATTAAAAAATTAGGTACACTCATCTTTTTTGGATTGATGGCCGCTATTGGTTCAGCAATTACATTTGGTTCTGATATTGCAACTTGGTTCGAAAAAAGTTTCAAACCTATGGAATGGGTTGAGAGTTTTTTTAATTCAATCAAAGAAGGTTGGAAAAAGATTACTGAAACGGATATTGTAAAAGAGACTTTAATTAAAGGTGTTGGCAGTTTCTTAGATTTTATTACTGGTGGTCTATTTGGTGAAAAAGAACTGAGAGAAAGTTTAAACAAATTATCCGAAGAATTAAAACCAATCATAACATTCTTTACGGAAATGTTTGATAGAGTAGTAAACTGGATGTCAGATAATATTGGTTGGGATAAGTTTACTATTCCACTTTCAAAGGCATCTTTCGATATAAAAGTTCCTGATTGGGTACCTGGTCTTGGTGGTAAAACACAAAAAATAGGTTTATCAGATATTACGATTCCTGGTTTTAGACCTTTCAAAAAGAGAGCAAGACCTGATGCAACTACACCTCCATCTGCACCAAGTTCTTCACCTACACCCGAAACTCCGCCCGCACCCGTAACATCTGGTTTAAGTAACGAACAGGCACAAGCGGCTCGTCAAAGTTTTGCGGAAAATGACCCACGAAGAAATGATAGACAGGAACAAGTAGAACCGGTAAATACAAAAACAGATGCAATCAAATTACTTGAAAAGTTTGGTGTAAAACCAGACCCTAAATCCATGTCTGGATTCTCCGACATGAAAGGTAATCCAATTGAAGAACCCAATCTTCGTGCCGAATTAAATGCAAGAGGTGTTGATGGTGATAGAATTATTAATTTGATTAAAAGTTCACCCACACAAGAATCAAAAGACCCAATAGCACGCCAATTAGGATTAAATATTTCTGGTAAAGAACCAGAATCTTCTCCTAGTGCGCCATCATTACCTCCTGCAAAAGATTTATCTTCAGGTACACAACCATCAAGCTCAGCTGGTCCTGTTAGTCCAAGTCCAGAAGATGGTGTACCACCAAGAACATCGGGTTCTTCTTTAGGACAATTATCATCGGATGTTGCAGAGGGTCAAAGAATGGATTCTGGACCTGATATGGGAAATATTGTCAACTCATCTACTGTAAACAACAATAAAGGTACACTTGCTGGCGGTGATTCTAAAATTGCTGATGCATATAATTCTTCCTTTATTGATTCTTATTTCAAAACCGCTTAATAAAAAATGAACTCCAGCGAACTTGGCTTAGATATCAAGAAAACACTTACATCTAAAGTAAGTTTGGGTAAAGTTTCTGGTGTCGATAAAACATTACAGAAAGCCGCCAAGAATTATCTTTTATTAGGTAAAATCTCCCACAATTTAAATTTAATAAACCAAAACATCATCAATTTGGTGAGAGCATTTGGTATTGAAGCAAGAGAAAAAGAAGATGCTCATTTCTTAAAAGAAAATGAAAGATCAATTAATTTTCGTGTTCGACAAGAAAAATACATCGAATCTAAAGTAAGAAAATCTGACCCCGATGGTGATTCATCTGGAGGTATTTTAGGTTTTTTTATTCGAAAAAGATTAAAACAAATCTTTAAAAAACTTGCAACAAGAGCAATGTTACGGTTAAGAAAAAATGAAATTTTTAAAAAACTCGTTAAAACAATTAACAGGTTTAAAAGAGAAATTAAAAACTTTTTTAAAAAATTAGACTTTAAAAAAATTATTGTTGAATGGTGGAGAGAAAAAGGAAAACCATTTGTCAAAGGTTTATTAAAAAAAGGATTTGAATTACTTAAAAAGTTAGGACCACTTTTTAAACGAGCACTTCCCCGTTTAACTGCCCGTTTAGCAACAATCATGGCCAGTTCGGCCGCAACAGGACCTTTTGCTCCTATAGTTGCAATTGTTGTTACTGCGGGATTTGTTTTATATGATGGTATTATGGGAGCGATTGATGAAATTGCCGATGGAGGCAATGGGTTTGTTGGATTCTTTTCAGGTATAATTGAAGGTATTACTTTTGGTATTTTCGATAGAAAATTGATTGCCAATAAAATGTATGGCGCAGGAGGTTTCATTTCAAACTTTTTTAAAACTGTATATGAAAAAATAAAAAATGTAGTGAAGATATCTTATAACTTTATTTCCGAAAAGTTAGACAATATTATCACACCTATATTTGAAAAAAGTAAAAAAGATTTTGATATTGATGGTAAAGAAAAAGAATATGAGAAAATTGTTGAAGAGGCTTTAGAAGAAGATAGAAAACAAAAAGAAAATGCAAGAAAATCTGCTGAAAAAGAATCTGAATACATTACAGGTCTTGCAAATAGTAACCGAGAAAAATTTGAAAAAAAACGCCGTCTTGTTGATAAAATTAATACACTAGAAAAAGAAGAATATGAAGCGGAGAGAAGAATTGCTCAGGCAGAAAATAAAATGCCTCCTAAAAAGCCGACTGAAATTCCTCCAGCTAAACGCCAAGAAGTAAAAAGAGAAGAACCTGCACCGGCTCCAGCACCAACAAAGCCGGCTCCTGCTCCAGCACCGGCTCCAGCACCAACAAAGCCGGCTCCTGCTCCAGCACCGGCTCCAGCACCAAAACCAGAAGATAAGAAAAAAACAAAACAACAAAAATTAAATGATGATGAAAAAGATACCTTTGAGAGAGCAAAAACTCTCGTTAAAGAATTAATTAGTCTTGGACTTACAAACAAACATGCTTTAAAAGCAATTCTTCAAACATCAGCAAAAGAATCGGGTATCAGTCCATCTGCAAAAGAAATGGGAGCAGGAAGTTATATAAAACAAGTAAAAGATAAGTCTAGGACTTATGAATACGGCACAAAAAAGAATTTAACTGGTCCAGAAAGAGTCAGAGAAGTTTTTCCACAACTTAAAACTATGGATGGTGGAAAATATATGGATGATGACGAACTTTTAAAAATTTTCTATGATAACGAAAAATTTTATGATATAGCATACGGTCTTTATTCTCCAAGAGGCTTTAAAATGGGTAATACGGAACCAGGAGATGGATACAAATACCGTGGGCGTGGTTACATACAAATAACATTTAAAAACACTTATAAAATGGTTGGAAATTTAATTAACCAACCTCTTGAAAGTAATCCAGACTTGATATCATCAAATCCAAAAATTGCGGCCGAAGCCGCTTTAATGTATCTTGCAAGTTCCATTGGCGGAAAAAAAGTAAAATTGGGTATTGAAAGAATGAATAAATTTGAAAGTGATGAAGAAGCTTTAAAATTTATCATTTTAAATGTGGCCAGAGGTGGTGCAGGTATCAATGCAAGTCATTCTTATTTTAAAGATGAAAACTATGCAGAACAAATTAAACATGCAAAAGAAAAAGGAACCAAATATGCTGAAGCCGCAGTAGCTTCTATTGGTACTGGTGGTCCCGATACCTCCACACTTTCTAATGCATTTACTGTTGTTGAACCTGCAACTGGTAAAAAAATAATTTATGATTCAAAAGAAATGTTTTTGGGTCATCGTCAACAAAAGAAACCTGTTGAATATGATGTTGTAAACATTAAACATACCGATAATACAAAGTTGGCGAAAAATCTTCCTAAAAAAGATGTTGAAAAAGTTGATAATGCTTCAATCCTGTTGAGTAGAGTTGTGTAAATGGATAATAAAAAATTCAACGAACTTTTAGATTCCAATCAAATTGGTTTAATCTTGTCAAATGGTGGGAAAGATTTAACGAAGGAACAATTAAAAAGGGTCAAAGAAAAAGCCAATGAAGAAGCGGCTGATTTGTTGTTGTCAAAACAAATGAAAGCTGCAACTCAACCTGGTTATTCTGATTTTGTTTTAACACCATTCAGAGAAAAAATTATTCAGGAATTGGTAAAACAATCAGCTACACCTCAAACTAAGCAATCGACAACAATCAAATCTCCAGAAGAAAAGAAAAATTCAGAAGAAGAAAAACCAAAAGCCGAACAAGAGAAAACAAAATTAGACTTTACGGCATCTTTAAAAGTGTTTGCTAAGATGGGTCTTTCTTTTAAAACCATTGCACAAGAATTTAAAAAGATTAATAAAGGTTTCACACAGTTAGTTAAATTAGAGGGCGGCCGACCGGCGGAAGGTGGTATTTTAGGTAAAGAAATTTCTGATGCTAGGTCGAATCAACAATTATTTGTTAGACTTCCTAAAAAATCAGAAAAAACAACAGATGAATCTGAAGGTAGATTCTCTTTTTCTAAAATTATTAATTTATTGGTAAGCGGTTTAATGGTTGCAATTGGCAGTATGGTTATTGCCGTTTCTGATATTGGAACTTTTATTTCAAATACTTTTGATGGAGTAAAAACTGGTGCGATAAAATTTAAAGATTTTGTTGTAAATTTTGATTGGTATGAATGGTTCAGAACAGGCTCTATTGATTTTCTTAATGCAGTTTCTTTTGGTTTGATTAACAAAGAAGAAGCATCAGTAATTTTTAACACCTTAGAAGATGCAACAATAAAAACTATTGATGGTATAGGTAGATTTTTATCTTTGGCCAAAAACACTTTGGTTACCGAAGCAGAATCTTTAAAATATTGGCTTGCATTAGATGTTTTTGGTATTGATGTAAATGAAGTTCGAACAAGAGGTAAAAAAGAAGAACGAGATGCCTATGTTAAACAATTGCAAGATGATGGCACTAAACTTGATGGTGAAATTTCTGAATTAAATGTGAAAAAAGAGGCATTGGTAAAAAGAAGAAGTATTTGGAAAGAAAAAATAGAGAAATTAAATTGGAAAGAAAAGGATTTGGATGAAGAAGTTTATGATCCAATAACCGGTGTTTTAATTTCAGGAAGACAAAAAGAAATTAAAAAACAAGAAGAAAAAGTATCTAAACTTCCGCCACCAATAGTTCCTCCTGCGCCGCCTGCACCAGCGCCTACTCCTTCACCAACACCTGCACCTCAACCTCCAAAAAAGACTCCTGTGCAAGAACCTAAAAAAGAAAAGGAAAAAACTTCTGGTGATGAAAATGTAACATATCCAACTACTAAAGGCCAGGCGGTAGTAACATCAAAATATGGAATGAGACAATTTAAAAATAAAGATGGAACTTTAGCGCCACCTCAATTTCACTATGGAGTTGATTATGCGGGAATTCCTCGTGGATCACCCATTCAAATTTTAACTTATGCAAAAGTAACTAATGCAGGTATGGTGAATGGTTATGGTAATATGATTACCTTGGCAATAAACAATGAGTTCCTTCGTTTTGGTCATTTGGATGAAATCAATGTTAAAAAGGGTCAAGAACTTGACCCCGGAACAATAATTGGTCTCATGGGTAATACAGGACAGAGTAAAGGTCCACATTTACATTTTGAACATCGAAATAAAGATAACTATAACCAACATAAAGAAAGCACATGGGATCCTTTAAAAACCGCAGCACCAACACTTATTGCAATGGGTGATAAGCCGGTGAGAATGATTGCGGACCAATATTATGGAAATTTTTTAAGTGACAAAGATTTACAAACTGGAGAAGTTTTAGGATTAACTAAAGAATCTTCCAAATTAGCTATGTTACAGAGACAACAAGGTAAAGTTGGAAATCCTTCTGTTGTGAATATAGAAAGAACAAATAATCTAAGCGTTAACGCCAGTTAAAAACCCGGCGCAAGGCCGGGTTGGAAGAAAGAGATTAATTACTTAATCTTGTTCTGCAAGAGATTTGAAATAGTCCAAATCTTCATCATCACCAATCGATTTATCAATCATGGACACATCTTCATCTTTAATTGAAGAAACAACTGAATCAACTGCTTTGGTCTTTGTTGCAGAGGCAGTACCATCAAAACCAAGAACTTTGTCGAGGCGTGATTTCAACTGTTCATAAGGTTTAAATTGTTTCTTTTCAGCAAACTCTTTAATACCATGTTCTGATTTCCAAAGTGCTTCAAGTTTTTCATCATTACCATCAAAAAGTGCAGATACTTCTGCAAACTCTGATTTATCATAATTACGATAGCCTTCAACATTACGAATCTTCAACTTGAAGTTGGCACCTTCCCACATATCAAATGGGTTGACTGCTTTCTCATCTTCAAAATCTGGATTCATTGCTTCAGTAATCTTATCAAAGATTTTCTTACCAAATTTGAAAAGACGGACTTGTCCTTCATTTTCTTTATTGGCAGGGTCAGAAACTACCAAGATGTTCGCAATATAAGATAGTTTTCGTTTTTGTTTACGAGCAATATCTTTATTTGCTTCAATGCCAGAATTCCATAATGTATTGTTGTGTTCACAAACTGGACATTTCTCATTAATAGTTGTCAAACAATTATCAATGAACCAACCGCCAGGACCTTGAAATCCATGAGAGAACACACGAACCCAAGGTAGAGCATCATCACCATCAGCGGCAGGTGCGGGTAGAAAACGAATAACAGCCATGCCGTTACCTGCTTTATCTACTTCAGGTTGCCAGAATCGGGTATCTTCTTTGGATCCGCTTTCAGCGGTTTGGGTTGTGGCTTCAATAGCCTTTGTGAGTTTAGCGAAGTCATTGCGACCACGCTTTAAATTTGCAAAACTACTCATTGTATTTCCTTTCGTATAAACGGAGTATTAACGGTATATAAACGACTTATTCACATAAACATAATGTATCTTATATTTAGTGTTCATGCAAGCAGGGTTTTTATTTTTTCAATAGTATCGCCCAAATCTTTGTGATGTATGCCGATACCGCCTGCTTTATTAAATGCTTGAATAACATCTAAGGTATCATCAACTAAAACAATGCCAGGTCCTGCATAATCTCTCTTATGTTTACGACCAGGCACAACATTCGGTTTAAATGCAATACCATTTTTCTTTAACCAAGCAATCTTCTGCTCTTTCACCTCATTGTGATATTTTTCACCACCAGATGAAGTCAGAATTTCTACTTCAATCCCTTTCTTGGCAAGTTCTTTTGCAAACTTGACCATTTCTTGGCCACCTGGCCACCAAGGAAGAGATTCGAATCCTTTTTTCTCTAAAATGAAATTAGGCCATTCTTCTGTCCATAACTTTTTTTCTCGGTTCTTTAAGGTGTCAGGTCCATAATGACCAGAAAATGCACCCTCAAAATCAGAGAGAACGCCATCCATATCAAGGTATAATTTTTTCATTCCAAAACCTTTTTCAATATCAACTTGAATTTTACAACATCTTGTGGTAAAAATGAGGCATACTTTTCACATTTACGCCTAAAATCAGGCCAACGAATTGTATCGGTGATTTTTTTATCCCACATCGGAAAGAAATTTAGAATTTTATTCAGTATCACCAAAGTTTCAATTGTAATCTCTTTGCGTAATGCCTTTGTCAATAATACCGGGTAATCGCCATCCGTTTTGATGACCTCATTTGGGTCACTTAGATTCTCAAAGACTGTTCTACAATCATTCTCAAACGCATAGGAAAGACTTTGGACGACTTTTTGACGATTACGATATCTTATATCAGCATCTTCTTCTAAAAGTTTACCAACCCATGTT